TTTTTACAGCGCCGGTGACAAAAACTGCTGATTACACAATTGCGGATACCGACACTTGGATCATCAACAACAAGACCGGCTCGGCTATGACGTTGACGTTTCCCGCTGCCTCGGCTTGGGTGGGACGCGAAATTACCGTCAAAAACATGCAAGCACAATTGGTTAACTCAGCCTCGGCCAACATTGTCCCAATCGACAGCACAACGGCTGGCACGGCCATCCTCTTGAATGTAATTGGCAATTGGGCGACAATGGTGTCTGACGGCACCAATTGGGTAATCATGCAAGCTGCGTCGAATAACAACTTGTTGCTGGAGTAACGGATGCCAACGCAGATCATTGATGATCGTGAAGCAGGATTACAGATTGGGTACAAGGCTACGGATTGGTCTGCGCCTATATCTTTTGAAAACTATCGCACAGCCGTAAAAGATTGGATAATCAAGGCTATCAAACGCGATGATCAGGTTATCGGCGCAGTGTATTTTAAAGATGATGAATTGCATGTTTCCATTCTTCCAGAATGGCGACGTATGTGGATTACAAAAGGAATTTTGCGTCAGCTTTTTAGCGGCCCCAGAGTGACAACTAAAGTAACTCCAGGGCATGAATATATGTACGATATATTGAAACGACTTGGATTTAAAGAATCGAGCAGCGGTTTGCTGGTCAAGGAGAATTAAAATGGGTATTGAAACAGGCGCGGCTATTTTAGGTAGCTCAGTTCTTGGTGGCTTAATGAGCAAAAGCGGCGCAGATTCGCAAGCGTCAGCGGCCAATCGAGCTGCCGATCTTCAAAACGCTCAGTATCAGCAAACACGGCAAGATCAAATGCCTTGGATGCAAGCTGGCCAAACTGCTTTAAATCAATTAGTTCCATTGGCGTCTAATTACACGCCTTTTGGCATGAGTCAGTTTCAGCAAGACCCTGGCTATCAATTTCGATTGTCTGAAGGGTTGAAGCAACTTGGCCATCAAGCTAGTCGTAGCGGAGGTTTGGTTTCCGGGCAAACCATGAAAGGTATTCAAGATTACGCGCAAAACTCAGCGTCCAATGAATACAACAACGCTTTTAATCGCTACCAAGCCGAACGTCAAGCACGGCTTGCGCCGTTGCAATCTTTGGCTGGTGTTGGTCAATCAACTGCTGCTCAACTTGGCCAAGCAGGTGCTGCAAATGCTGGCGCTGTTGGCAATTATTTGACTGGTGGAGCAGCAGCTCAAGCGGCTGGCGGCATAGGTGCAGCAAATGCTTTGTCCAGTGGCTTGGGTACATACTTGGGTTACAACCAAAACCAAATGCAAAATTCATTGTTGCAACAAGCATTGCAAAATCGTGGCGGCAGTCCATCAAACGCGCAATTAGCTGATCAATATTACTTAAACAGTTAAGAGGTAGCTATGGCAATTGACCCAAACATCGCACTTGGCTATCGGCCAATTCAAATTGAACAACGTAATCCTTTAGCTGAATACGCTCAAATTCAAAACATTCAAACTGGTCAATTACAAAATCAATTGGCTCGTCAACAGATGGAGCAAGAGCAAGGCGCTGTCAACTATCTTGGTAGGGCAGATCTATCTACTCCAGAAGGCCGTGCGGGTTTGCGCCAGTTTGGTAAAACTGGTTTAGGGTATGAACAATTGATTGCTCAACAAGAATCAAACGCTTTAAAAAATAAAGAACTTCAAGGCAAAATTAGAGAACAACAAATGTCTGCCCTTGGAACTGGTTTGACATCTGTTATGCATGACCCAACGGATGAAAAATTAACACAGGCTTTTGATCGTCTTGAATCAACTGGCGTTGATGTTTCAAAATTACGTGATCAGTTTGGCAAATTGCCTGATTTTGCATCACGTAAATCTGCCATTCAATCTTATGTAATGACCCATCCAGAAGGTCGGGCGGCTCTTGCTTTTGTTCAACCAAAACCTGAAAATTTTGATTTGAATGGAAAAATTGTTACGTTGGACATGAACCCTAACAGTCCAACATATAAACAACAAATTCAAGAACAAGCCAAAACTCAAAGTTTTGCAGACAAAAACGCTGCTGCTCGTCTGGCTTTTGAAAAAGAAAAATTTGCATTTGAAAAAGCCAACCCAGGTTATGAACTCAAAGAAGATGCAGACGGCAATTTCTTTGGCGTTAACAAGCGCACATTGCAGGCAATTCCCGTTACTGTTGGCGGCGGCGCACCGGCGGCTGCACCAGCGGTTCAAGGTGCTGGTATGCCTGGCCCTCGCATGGCCCAGCCTGGCATTGTGCCGGCCATTTCTGGCATGACTAGTGTGCCGGATCAAACAACGCCTGCTGCGGCGCCGGCGACTGGCGTGCGTCAATTGACAGGCAAGGGCCAAGCGTTGACTGAAAGTCAAGGCAACGCTACTGCATACGGTATGCGAATGAAAGAAGCAAACAGTATTTTGGCTGGATTGGAAAAAGCAGGAGAAAAAAATACTGAATTGGTCAGTGGAGATGTTGGGAGCACATTAGGATATGTGGCATTAATTGGCGACAAATTGGAAGGAATGTCTGGCTCTGTGTTTAACGCATTGCCTCAAATTTTGGGTGGTTTAAGCCCAGAACAACAGCAAGTTGCACAAGCCAGAATCAACTTTATTACTGCTGTGTTGCGTAAAGAATCGGGTGCTTCTATTTCTCCAAGCGAGTTTACTACCGCTGAAAAGAATTACTTTCCCAAGCCTGGTGATGATGCTTCTGTTGTATCTCAGAAACAAAAAGCCCGAAATCTTGCAATTAAAGCAATGGAAATTCAAGCCGGTCCTGGTGCAAAAAACATTCAGCAATTTGCGCCAAGTGGAAGCGATGGTGGTTTGACTGGCGCAACTGCAAACAATCCTTTGGGTTTACCGGGACTTTAATCATGGCAACACTTGCAGAGTTCCGCGCACAGTATCCTCAATACGATGAAGTGCCAGATGTGAAGCTGGCCGATTCGTTGCATCAAAAATTTTACAGCCAAATTCCAAAAATGGATTTTTACAAAACCATTGGGTTAGGCGCGGCTACTGCAATACCAGGCGCTGAAAATGTTGTGACTGGTGTTAAGCCACCAGAAGTGTCAATGCGTGATCGCATCATGGGCGTGATTGAAACTCCATTAGCAATTGGTGCAAGTTTGGGCGGCGCTGCTATTGCGCCAATTGTTGGAGTTGCAGGCAATTTAGCAAGTGGCAAATTTGGCACACAAGAGGGCATACGTGCTGGTGAAGAAGCTGCAAAATCTGTGATGTACCAGCCACGCACACAGACGGCCAGAGAAGCATTAGGCGCTGTGGGTGAGTTTTTGCAGCCAATTACAAATGCTTTGCCACCAACACTTGGCAGCAGTGGCGTGGCTTTAAACGCTTTGGCTGGCCCTGCCATGCAGCAAGCCGGTGCAATTGCTCGTCCAGCTATTAGCCAGGCTGCGGCTCCAGTCCAAAACGCTCTTAGCCGTGTGATGACCCGTGAGCAGCCAGCCATGCAGGGCATGGGTGCGGCAACCACCGCGGAAGATTTGATGCGCCAAGAGCGCTTGCAACGCTTTGGCATCCCTGCTACAGCTGGTGAACGCACAAAGAATTTGGCACAACAGCAATTTGAGTCTGAAATTCAGCGTGGTGTAACTACAGGCATTTCTGAAGAAGCCAAGACAAAATTGGCTGAACAAATGCGCGGATTTAAATCAAACCAAAAACAAGCAATTGTCAATAATTTTGAACGCATGACCAATGATGTCGGCGCTGAAATTGCAGATCCAACGCAGTTGCGCCAGGTTGGCAAGGTTGTGGACAAAGCGTTGAATGATGAGTACACCAAAAAATTTGATGCTTACAAAGCGTTGTACGCCAAAGCAGACAATGCCGGTGAAACATTGCAGCCAGTGCCATATCAATCGCTGCTTGATTACGTCAATAGCAAGACGCCAACAATGAGACAAAAACTGGATCCAATTTTGGATTCAGTGGTTGAATCTTTAAAAATGAATGATCCGCAAAACACTGGATCTATCACTGTGCGTGCGTTGGAAGACATTTACCAGCAACTTGGCCAAGTTAAAAACTCGCCAAACGCTGGCAAGTTAAAACAGATCATTACTGACATGGGCGAAGGCGCTGGCGGTGAGTTGTACCAGGCTGCGCGTGCATCCAGAAAACAATTGGCAAAAGAGTTTGAAGATGTTGGCCGTGTTGACAAGTTGCTTGGCACAAAGGCTGGTTATACCGACCGCAGAGTGGCATTGGATGATGTGTTCAAACATGTGGTGTTGGACGGCTCATTAGAGGAAATGCGTAGCGTTACCAGCCTGCTTAAAAAAGCCGGTCCAGAAGGACGCCAGGCTTATGCAGAACTGCAAGGCCAGACATTGCAGCACATGAAAGATTTGCTCACCAAGGGTGATCAATTGTCTTTCAAAAATTTAAATACATTGATCACGCAATTGGATTCAGAAGACAAATTGGGCTACATGTTTGGCAAGACTGGCCGCGACCAAATCATGGATTTGCGTGATGCCATCAAGGATGTGGTTGTCAAAGAGCCTGGTGCTATTAACTTCAGCAACACATCTGGCGCTATGTTGCGTGGCCTTGAGGCTTTGCAATCACTTCATTTGCCTGTCAAAAAAGCGGCCGAACTTGTTCGCACAAGAGAAATTACAGGCAAAGTCAAAAAAGCATTGGAACAACCTAACCAGTTGGCCCCAACACAAACAAACAAAAACGCCCTTCGTATTGACTTAACCGGCATGGCCAACGGAAAACCGTAATGGAAACCCAGCAACTTTTCAACATTGCCCTTGGCCTGGCTGCTTTCTTTGGCGGTTGGGTACTGAACAACATCACGCGCACTTTGGAACGTCTGGATACAGACCTACGGGCAATGCCTACCAATTACGTTTCCAAAGACGATTACCGCCATGACATTTACGAAGTAAAAGACATGTTGGGCAAAATCTTTGACAAGCTAGACAACAAAGTAGATAAGTAATGTTGGACCCCATCACAATCAGCGCCGCATTCGCCCTTGCGAAAAGCACTATTGCCGGGGTCCAAGAAGCCATCCAGATGGGCAAGGATTTGCAAGAGTGCAGCGGTGATCTGATCAAGTTTTTTGAGATGCGCGACACCGTTGCCAAAGCAGCTACGGAAGATAAGGGCAAGAAACGCTCAGACATGGGCCAAGCCCTTGATACCGTTATGCAGGCCAAAGCCTTGCGGGACGCCGAGAAAAAACTCAAAGAGCAGTTAATTTACTCAGGCCAGGGCGATGTTTGGGAAGCTATCCAAGCGGAATACAACCTCATCATTGCCAACCGCAAACGCAAAGAACGCGAGGCAGAGGCCGATAAAAAGAAAAAGCGTGAACAGATGGCGGAAATGTTAAACATCCTGTTTGTTGGTTTTGCTTCATGCTTGGCAGCAGGGTTCATTGGGTGGGCCACGTTTGAATTTATTGTGTACAAAATGAAAGGTTGATATGGATGAATTGCTTGCTCTCCTCAAGGGCGCTGCACCTACTCTGGCTACCATTGTTGCTGGTCCTTTGGGTGGTGCTGCTGTGTCTGCTATTGCTGGCAAATTTGGTGTTACCGACAGCGTGGAAGCCGTAGCCAAAGCCATCGCTGGAGACCCACAAGCAGCGCAAAAGCTGGCTGACTTAGAACTTGAATATGCAAAGCTGGATGCGGCTGACAGAGACAGTGCCCGTAAGCGTGAGTTAGAGATTGCTACCAGTACCGCTGCTCCCTGGTACAGCAAGATGGTCACCCCTGTGTTGGCTATTGGAATGTTTGTTCTGTGGGGCACGGTCAACCTTTTGCTGCTCAACAATGCTATTCCTGACGGCATGAGAGAGATTGTCATCCGTATGCTCGGCTCACTGGATGCAGCCAATATGTTGATTTTGAGCTATTACTTTGGTAACTCACACAAGCACTGACATGAACCTCACACCGCATTTCACACTTGAAGAGCTGACTCACACAGACCATCGTGAGTTTGACAACACACCTAATGAGCAAGAACTTGAAAACCTTAAACGCTTGGCTGTTTTCTTGGAAGAGGTCAAAACAATCCTTGGTGGCAAACCCATCATGGTCAATTCCGCTTTCAGAAGTAAACAAGTCAATGATGCTGTGGGCAGTAAAGATAGTAGTCAGCATAGGGTCGGCTGTGCTGCTGACATTCGTGTACCTGCTATGACCCCAGATGAGGTCGTGAAGGCCATCATTGCCTCTAACCTGGGATATGACCAAGTGATACGGGAGTTTGACCGCTGGACGCATATCAGCGTGCCTAACGCAGCCGGTGCTACTCCACGCAAAAGCAAACTGATCATTGACAAATTGGGCACACGCCCCTACGCATAAGTGTGCAGCCATAGTGCCAACAGCACAAAAATTACAACACCGACAACACCAGTAAACAGCCATCAAAGAAAATTCATCATTTGATTAGTCTCGGCGTGTTATCTGGCACAGGTACGCAAATATAAACAGCAGAGGCTGCGCCACGGCCAATATTTGTCAGCCACCTGTCAATGTACACACCATAAATATTGGGCAAAGCTTTGCGTATTGCATCTGGGTCTGCATCCATCTTTTCGGCAATCTCTTTTGCGGTCAAGCCATCTTGGTTGCGTAGCAATACTGTTCTGATGTCGTTATGTCGGCTTTGTCGCATCTTCTTCCCTGTTTAATGCTTCCCATTCTTCGGCGGTAATCAGTGGGTATTTCTCTGTTATTGGCGTACCTTCCAACGTAATGTGGATCATGTTTAAACCATTACAGTATTCTTCAAGCGCCCGGGTGTACGCCGTCAGGCTTGTGTAATCTTGTTCAAGCGGTCGTTTCATGAAGCCACCCATACTGCTTTCCCGCCTGTGGGCTCAAACGATTCTGTTTTAAGACGAATATAGGCTTGCCCCTCCGTGCCAGCATTTTGTACATAACCTTGAATGCCCCAAGATTTAACTTCTGTCACCACTACCATGCAAGCCCCAAAAGTTTCAAAGTTTGGGTCAACTTGTACGATGTCATTTACTTCAATCATGCTTGCTCCTTTCTTGGAGTAGGTATACGCAGGCCCATTCACCCATGCCAGCAAACTCTACTTCCCACGTTTTGCGCTCGGCAAGGGCAATAATTTCGGCAAAATTTTCAACGTTTTTTGGCAAACAAA